CTCATCGCTCCAGTTCCCCCCCCGGCCCGCCGGCGGCGCGGGCGCCCGCGGCCCAGTTTTGACCCCCCAAAACTCGGCGCCGCGCCCGAGTTTTGACCCCCCAAAACTGGTCGCCGCGGGGCCGCGGCGAAAACTGGCTTAATAGATTCGGCCGCGTCCGCCATCATCCGGCGCGATGGCCGGCCACGCGGTCTACGGCGGCGAGCATCGCCGCGTCCGGGCCCTTGTGCTCGGCGCCGGCGTCATGTGCGCGCACTGCGGCCGGCGCCAGGCGACCGAGCTCGATCACGACCCGCCGCTGGCGATGCACATCCACCGCCCGGGCACCGGCTGCTGTCGCCGGGTCCCGGCCTGTTCGCTGTGCAACCGCCGCGGCGGGCTGATGGTCGCCAACGGCACGTGGCGGCCCGGGTCAGAGCTCGCCGCCCCCGATCAGGAGCCCGAACGCGCCGGCCTGGAGCAGTCGGATCGCCGGTGGCGGGTGCCGTGGCTGGCCGAGCTCCTCGACGTGCCGGCCGACGCCACCTGGCCACGGCTGATGACCGTGCCCCACCCGCGGGCGGTCGGGTCGCTGGGGGACGAATTCACCGCGTGGGCCGGCGAGCGGTCTGGTAGGAGCCTGCGCTGGTGGCAGCGCCTCGTCGCCTGCCGGCTGCTGGAGGTCGACGACCAGGACCACCTGCTGTGGGAGACCGCCGTCCTCTCGACGGCCAGGCAGGTCGGGAAGTCGTGGCTGCTGCGCGAGCTGTGCCTGTGGCGCATCCATCAGCGCGACCGGTTCGGGGAGACCCAGGACGTCCTGCACACCGGTAAGGACCTCGCCGTCTGCAAGGAGGTCCAGCGCCCCGCCCGCATCTGGGCGAAGAGCCGCCGCGACGCCTACCGAGTGCGGGAGGTCAACGGCCAGGAGGAGATCGAGCTGCTCGCCGACGGCTCCCGGTGGATGCTGCGGGCCAAGGAGGCCGTCTACGGCTACAGCGTGTCCTTGGGCTGCGTCGACGAGGCGTGGCGCGTCCGGGCCTCCAGCGTGGATGAGGGGCTGACGCCGACGATGGCCGAACGCGAGCAGCCCCAGCTCCTGCTCGTCTCAACCGCGCACCGGAAGGCGACGGCGCTGATGCTCGGCCGCCGGCAGGTCGCCCTTGCGGGCCTGGAGATCGGCGACGGCGACCTGCTCATCGAGTGGTCGGCGCCCGAGGGAGTCGACCACGACGACCTGCGCGCCTGGCGCCAGGCGTCGCCGCACTGGTCGCCACGGCGGGAGCGGCTGATCTCCAAGCGCCATGAGGCGATGCTCGCCGGCGACATCGAGGATCCCGAGGAGCCCGATCCCGTCGAGTCGTTCCGCGCGCAGTGGCTGAACCAGTGGCCGCGCAAGCTCGCCGAGCCGTCCGGGCCGACCGAGCCGCTGCTACCCGAGGGCGTGTGGGACGGCCTGCGCGACCCAGAGCTCGAGGCCGACGAGGACGCCGCGATCTGGGTCGCCGTCGAGGACGACTACGGCCTCGGCGCCGCCGTCGCCTGCGCGCAGCGCCTCCCCGACGGCCGCATCGAGCTCGACGGCTGGCTGCGGGGCGACTGGGACTCGGCGGTCGGCGACGTCCAGGCGCTGGCCGGCGCCCGCGACGTCCGGCGGCTCATGGTCGGTGCGTCCCTCGTCGACCGCCTGCCGCCGGGGATGCCGGCCGACGCCAGGGGTGCGCAGCACACCCGCACCGGCCTCGCCGTCCTGCGCGACCTCGCGATGACCGGGCAGGTCGCCCACGACGCCGGCACCTCGGAGCTGGACGAGACGCTGGCGCTGGCGATGGTCCGGGAGGCACCGACCGGGCTGCATCTGCTGGCGAAGGGCCCGACGCACCTGGTGCGCGCGGCGTGCTGGGCGCTGGCCGAGGCGCACCGCCGCGCCCCCGTCCCCGCGATCCACTAGTGACAGCCCGGTAGCGGATGTAACATCGCGCCAGGGTGGGCCTGTTCTCACGATCGATCCGGCCGCCGGACGACATCGTTCCCAACCCGAACGACCCCGCCGACAATCCGCCGGCGACCGTCGGACCGCCGACCGCCACACCGGGCGACCCGCACGGCGTCACCGTCGACGACACCGGCACCGCCGGCCCGCCGCCGCCGCGGGTCATGGCGTCGGCGTGGTCTGGGTGGCCTGCCGACTGGTGGCCGTCGGCGTGGGGCGGGCACGCCCAGACGCTCACCGACACCGCCTGGGCATGCCTCGATCTCAACGCCTCGGTCATGGCGACGATGCCGCCCTACCTGGTCGGCGCCGCGCCGTCGACCGACGCCGCCTGGCTGACCAACCCCGATCCCGACATCTACTCGTCGTGGGAGGAGTTCGCCAAGCAGCTGTTCTGGGACTACCAGCTCGGCGAGGCGTTCGTCGTCGCGACCGCGTTCTACGCCACCGGCTATCCCGCCCGCTTCCACGTCGTGCCGCCGTGGGCGGTCAACGTCGAGATGGACGCCGGCCACCGCCGCTACACCATCGGCCAGGTCGACGTCACCGCGGACATGCTGCACATCCGCTACCAGTCGAGCGTTGACGACGCGCACGGCCACGGCCCGCTCGAGGCCGGCGCCGCCCGCCTCGTCGCCGATCAGGTGCTGATGCGCTACGCCTCGAGCTTCGCCGCCGCCGGCGGCGTTCCTTCCTCGATTCTGCAGCACCCCGACCAGCTGTCCGCGGCGCAGGCCGGCGAGCTGCAGGCCCAGTGGGTGCAGGCCCGCTCGAGCCACATCGGTGAGCCGGCGGTGCTGTCGGGCGGCGTCAGCTACCAGGCCATCCAGGTCAACCCCCGCGACATGGCCCTCGTCGAGCTCAGCCAGCTCACCGAGAGCCGCATCGCCGTCCTGCTCGGCGTGCCGCCGTTCCTCGTCGGCCTCCCGTCCGGCGGCGACCCGATGACCTACTCGAACGTCACGTCGCTGTTCGACTACCACTGGCGGGCCGGGCTGCGCCCCAAGGCGCAGGCCGTGATGGGCGCCCTCAGCCAGTTCCTGATGCCCCGCGGCACCGGCGTGGAGGTCAACCGCGACGCCTACGTCGCCCCCGACCCGCTGAGCCGGGCGCAGGTCGCGCAGATCTACCTGCAGAACAACGTGCTCAGCATCGACGAGGTCCGCGACATCGAACGGTTCCGCGTCGCCGGCGCCGCCGGCGTCGCGCTGCCGGAGGCGACCATCAATGAGTGAACAGCGCCCGCCCACCGACCTCTGGCATCGCACGGCGAAGGTCGTCGGCGTGTCCTTCCCGGACCGCACGATCGAGCTGATCGTCATCCCCTACGAGACCGAAACAAGGGTCGGCTACCACGACCGGATGGTCACCGAGATCATCAGCCGCGGCGCGTTCGACGGCATCGAACGCAGAGCGAACCGCATCCGCGTCAACCGCGACCACGCCATGGAACGAACCGTCGGCCGCGCCATGGCTCTGCATCCCGGCCGCGACGAGGGCCTCGTCGCCGAGGTCCGCATCGCCCGCACCGAGCTCGGCGACGAGACGCTCGAGCTCGCCGACGAGGGCTGCCTGGACGCCTCCGCCGGGTTTGCGCCGATGGACGGCGGCATGGAGTGGGAGGCCCGCGATCGCTACCGCATCACCAAGGGCTGGCTGGGGCACATCGCGATGACCCCCGACCCCGCCTACGAGGACGCCAGGGTCCTCGCCGTCCGCAGCCGCGACACGCCGCGTTCGACAACGCCGAACCTCGACATCGTCAAGGGCTGGCTTGCCGACGACCGCCTGGCTGGCGTAGCATCCGACGCGGCTCTGAAGCACTGAACTACCAGCCGTTGTAGAGGACAGGGTCCGCCGGCTGTTGCGGGGGATGTGGCCAGAGCGCGATAGCCACGCGCTTGAAAGGACCCCGCATGAGCAGCACCGACGCAATCCTCGCTCGCCTCACCGGCGAGCTCGAGGAGCGCACGAAGTTCATCGACAACCTGGTGGACGGCGCCGAGAAGGAGAAGCGCGACATCTCCGAGCAGGAGATGGCGCTGCTGACTCGCACCCGCGAGCGGATCGGCGAGCTGAACGTCCAGATCGACCCGCTCAAGGAGGCCGCCAGGATCGCGCATGACAGCCGCGATCGGACGGCACAGATCGCCGCGATCTTCCAGAACGCCCGCGACCCGCACGCCGCGAACAAGGTCGAATACCGCTCGGCCGGCCACTACGCCATGGATATGTGGCGCGCCGGCCTCGGCCAGCAGGAGGCCCGCGAGCGGCTCGAGCTGTTCAATCGCGTCGCCGCGCACCAGACCACCGGCGACAACCCGGGGCTGCTGCCCGAGCAGATCCTCGGCCCCGTCGTCAACTTCGTCGACGTCAGCCGGCCGCTGATCGGCGCGCTCGGGGCGCGGCAGCTGCCGTCCGGGTCCTGGTCGCGCCCGATCGTCACCCAGCACACCGCCACCGCCGGGCAGACCGGGGAGAAGACCGAGCTGACCAGCCAGAAGATGGTCATCGGCAAGCTGCCGGTGTCGGCCAGCACCTACGGCGGCTACGTCAACGTCTCGCGCCAGGACATCGACTGGACGCAGCCGGCGATCATGGACCTCGTCATCAACGACCTCGCCGGCCAGTACGCGCTGGACACCGAGAACCACGCGTGCAGCACCCTCACCGCCGCCGCGAGCACCGGGCCCACGCTGCCGACCGGCGCCCCGTCCGCGGATGACGTCACCGGCGCGCTGTGGGGCGCCGCCGCCGGCGTCATCGCCGCCACCGGCGGGCCGGGCCGCATC